CTTTAATCATATCAGAAGCCATATCTACGTATTAACCAGGAACCAGTGAACTTAAAGCAGGTTTAACGTACTTATCTGATAAGTAATCTATGGCTTTTCCGCCGTGTTTCTAAATAAATGGTAAGGCCATAGCTGCGATTGATCCCCACATATCTAATGCGATAAGTTCTCTAATCTTCTTCTTACTTGGAACTCTGCTAGGATCTAAACTGTTATCTCTAGCATGTTAAACTGAGTACTGGTAAAGACGTTCCACTTCTTTAGATAACTAATCATAATCGTCCTGAGTAATTTCGTAATTTTAGAATTCTGGATTGAGGCCGTTATCATCCGCCATTTTCTTCATCTTTGCGATATCATAGTTCTGAAGCGCATAAAACGCGTTATCTCTAGCATCTCTTCTTGTGTAATAACTGGCAGAAGGATCAACTGTTCTTATTTGTTTAGTCGATATGTTCTTAAACGGATAAAAATCATTTTCAAATTGCTAAAGAGCTCGGGTAATGTTTTCCTATCCATTCATGTAATCGTCAATCAACTCTTGAGGTTTCTTCTTAGGATCGATTTAGTTATCTAACTTTTCTTTTTTGGTTAATTCTGCTATTTTTTGCTCTAACTAAACGACTTTATTTTCCTACTTCTGGAATTCTAGTTCTTTCTTGACCTAGTCTAAGATGTCTGCTTTTAAGGATTTAACCTAATTGTTTCTGTTCGTATACTATGAACGTTTTTTCTGTTGTTGTTTTTCCATAATTTATGTTTTAATTCCACCGAATACAGACCGGCTAGTTAAAGTTGCCGCCGACTCTTTATATCCTCTCACAGGTTAAAGTCTCCTCTCTTCGATAACTTAATACTAAGCTGTGGGTATTTGTTATTAATAAACCATTTTAGAGTAGTTATCGAGCTAAAACTGATTCCAAACAAAATCAGTAATGTATGGGGCGTCATGAGTATATCTAGACATTACTGAACTATTTCGATACGTATCATTTATATTCTTGTATAAATTATTTAAAACGGTGTATTCGAAGTTTAACTTTGTTTTTTCGTATCCTACTTAAGAAGGAAGATTTAGCTATCTATACTTAATGTATTATCCTAAAAATGGATGACACGAGTGACCAATAGATAATTATTAGGTAATGCAATGGTTAAAAATTTTATCGGATAATTTTTGATCTAATTTAATGGTGATATTACCTCCTAGTATGGCTCTCTCTACGGTTCTGCTAACGTAGGTACAGTCAGGTTATAAAAATATGTCCTTAGATAAAAATTTGACGTAATCTTTTGTAACATATATTTCTTTTATAATACCTCCTAAACCGTGCGCGAAGTAACCATCTTAGCGAGAGGCGACGGTATACAACGTCCGTAAATAATCTTGTGTAAACTAGGGGTGAAGCTAACATCCGGAGTCATCTCCTAATCCGTTTTAATAATGATATTTCAACTATGGTATGTGTGCTCTTTCCATGATATATTAATGTTTTAACTCTTCTCTTCTGGTATTACCTCCTGTGGTTAAAAGTGGGGAACCTGAGGGCGTCCCCCCGATTTAAACACCTCTAACCATTGGTTTCCTAGTACCAGGATAATACAGAACGAACTTGTGTCTAAACGACCCGCAAACTTTAATTGCTTGTTAGATTAACTGATCATCCCATCCTAGTAAAGTACCAACGATTTTCGCCATATGTGCATAAATTCGACAATCAATTGCAGCGAATAACTCAAAACGTTGTGTGGC